TTATGGTAAAACGCCCGGCCAAGGCTCACTCGTTAAGTAAGAGATAGAACTTACACGGATGTCGCCAATATCTCGGTCAGTAGGTACAGGGTCAGTGAACTGGAAACGTAACATGTTACTGTCTCCATAACCTCCTAAGTACCAAGTCCCGTAAGGTGTGCCCTTGTCGTTGTAAATGCTGCCAATCAAACTAGCCTCAGACCTGAAACCTTGAGGGACTCCACTCAATCCTAAAATATAGCAATTTCGTTCTTTGTCACTACCTTGTGCCTCGTATCCTACACCACCTCTACGAATGACACCGAACCAACCCCACGAAAGACCGCCAAATTGGTAAGTGACTAAATCATTTTTTCGTCTAACTTTCAAGAATGAGTTTCCGAGTTTAGATTTAATATTTAAAGTTCTCCAACCTGTGTCTCCAGTTAACACCTCCCAGCCCTGATTGCCAGCGCCTGAGCGCTTAATCCATTTCAAAGCGCCATTAGTAGCGTTTGTATCTACGTAAGTAGTCCCAACTGGTGCAACGACTTTACCATTCGGCATACCAGTACCGTGGATTTCATATTCATTTACTTGTCCAGTATTGCTACTTGTTGAAGTAGGAAGTACAACACTTCCTCCACCGTCGGATAAGATAAGGGTGTTTCCTGATAAGGTCAGCTTTTGAGGAATGCCTACACCATCACGACCGTTTTCACCTTTAGGACCAGTTAAACCAATAGATCCTTGAGGTCCAGCAGGACCTTGTTCTCCTTTTAGACCTTGAGGTCCGATGTCTCCTTTTGGTCCAGGTTGTCCGTCTTGTCCACGTTCACCTTGGATACCTTGCAGTCCTTGAGGGCCTTGTAAACCGTCTGCTCCTCTTGGTCCAGTTTCACCTGTTGCACCTTGTGGACCACGTTCACCAGTTTCACCTTTATCTCCTTTCGGGCCAGGTGTAAGCGAAATAGTTTGTAATTCTTGCTTGGTAGCGAACTGGCTGGTGTCAATGACAGGCTTATTCTCTAAAGCTGATACACGCTCTACAAGTGGCTTGTCATTATAGATGGTATCTTTATCTGTCTTTGTTTTTAAAGCTTCGATATCGGCTGAAATATTGCTTATTTTAGCACGAATACCACTGTCGTCATAAGTGCCACCTTGCTCTTTGATTTTTGCAAATAGTTCGTCTAATTCTTGCTTGGTCACAATGTCATTGACGTTAACAATTCGCCCTGATTCACGTTCAATAAGTGGTGTTTTAACTGCTTTATCAATTTCACTCACATGAACATTGAATAAGAAGCTATATACATCTGCTGACTGCTCTACCTTCTCAAAGTAGATATAGCCAATGACAGGTTCATCCGTAGTGATCAACGATGTATCAAATTGAACCGTGAATGAATTCTCTTCAATTACTGCTTCCACTTCTTTATACCGCTTAGTGCATTTGAAATAGAATAAGCAGATAACCTTAGTAGCGGTCAAACTATCAAGCGTAAATTTGAATTCAGCGATGTTCTTATCCATGCTGAAGAATTCTTGATAAAGCCTATCAACATCTCTATTATTGGGTGAAATAGTTAATTTCTTTTCAATAACCTTTTTCAAGCGCTACCTCCTTTCTTCAAAAAGAAAGAGAACCCAAAAGGGTTCTCAAATTTTTTAGTCTTCACTAGGTTCAGTATAAGTTAATGCTCGTTCACTATCTGACAATCCAGCAGTAGTTGGGTCGTTAACAACACCAACCAAAACAAGAAACGCAAATAAGACATTGATAAATACTAGAATTTTATCGACTGTATCGCCAAACTCAAGTGAAAAATTGAAGATATTCGCAAATGCTTGCGCAAGTAGTGCCAAAGCTGGAACTAAAGCAAGCCAAAAGTTTTTATTTTTAAGTCGTACAGACCAGTTAATTTTATTCATTTTCTTCCTCTTTGATTTCTAGCTTGAGAAATTTCTCAAACAATATTTTTATAGCACCGTTTCCGCCCAATTCAACGTAGCTTTCATAAAGTCGTGAAAGTTCTTCGATTTCATGCTGACTTGTCTTCCCACGTCGTATTGCTTTTTTTAAGTTTTCTTGCAATCGAAAACGCTGTAACCGTTGCAAGCCTTTCCCGATAATCGTCAAGTTCCGTTGGTTATCTTTCCCAATCTCTTCCACGCTTGAAACTGACTTCTCAAGGGTATCTATCTTATTAGATAGACCCTCAAGGCGTTTGTCAGCCTCTTTAGAAGTTTTTGTACTCTTGAATGAAAAATAACTTGGAATAATCACAACTAAAACAGGTGTAAGCTTATCTATTAAAGTTAGAAAGTCCAATCTAACCACCCTCTTTCTAAAACGGTTGGTTATTGAACAGGTTGTGTTTCTAACTCAGATTTAGGAGCTTGCCATTTCCAAACTGCAAGGATTCCATTCTGAGATGGTGAGCCTTCAAGCTGTTTGAGTGATTCACCTTGATAAATGAATTGTTGGTTAGTTTGAATAAGGATACGTTTTCCTTCACCATTCAGTTCAACGTGTTCAGGGTCTTCAATCGCAAACATAGAACCAGGGGCGTAGCTTTCACCGTTTTTAACAAGCGGGAATAGTTCTACGAGTTCCTTGTATGTAGTACCATAAGCAATTTTCTCACCCATGATAGAATCTTGAGCCATAACACGAACTACCTTATTGATTTTCTCAGTGATCTCAAGTAGTTGGTTCTGTTTGGTTTCGGTCTGAGTGAGCTTCTGTTCAGCTTGCTCGATTTTAGATTGAGCTTGGACGATTGCTGAACCTGGATCTAATTCAGCTTTGACGATATCCAATACCGCTTGGATAAGTACATCCTCTTGGTCTTGCGTACGGTCTCCCACAAGCTCACGTTGATTGGTGCTGTATCGGTTGCCATCTTGCAAGCGAATTTCTACAACTGTTTTGGTTTGGTCACCAAAACCACGAGTGTAAGGTTTAGTTGCGAGTGCGTAGTTGTTAATTGCCATTTATCATTTGTCCTTTCACTTGTTCAAATTTTGTTTTTAATTCTTCGTCTGATTCGATGATTTTATTGATTTGTTCGAGCTCTAAAGCCGTAGTTGTGTATAGAGCCTCGAATGTTGCTGATTTAGTAGCTTCTTGACTTAATTTCTCTGATAGAGAATTTACTACTAAACGGCTGATTTGTTGGTCTTGTTCATTCATGTTGTTTGTTCTAACCTTTCAACTTTTTGATTGAGTTCTTGAATAGCCTTAATCAAATAAGGCACAAGCTCAAATGTGCGATATGAATAAGCACCGTCTGGATTCTCATAGAATGCTTCTGGTGCGTATTTTTGAACATCTTGAGCCATGATACCGCAAGAGATATCCTCGACTTTGTCATCGTATTTCTTACGATATGAGTAGGTTTTAAGGTTCTCGATAACATTAAGTGCTGAAACCTTACTATCCTGGATGTTTGTTTTGTATCTGCGGTCTGAGATTTCTTTATTAAGAGGTATCCAATCCGTTTGTTCTTCGTTAAATCCATAAAAATATAGATAACCTTTAGATTTGTCAAGCTTTTTGAATGCAGGAGAATACATCCAGTAACCACCTGTTTTATCTTCGTCATTGACATAGTAGATATTTCCGCCTACGCGCAAATTACCATGTATAACAGGGGTTTTCCAGAAATGAGCAGTATTATTACAATACATTTCACCAAAACGTGTCACATACCAAGCATTAATATCAGGTTTATCCCAGTCATTTCCCCAGTTAACCCAAAGAGCAGTTTGCCCCCATTTTGTGCCACCATTACTCATACCAACTGCGAATTGGTTAATACCAGTTAGCCAATATGTACTTGGGTCTTTATCGTGCGTACCGAATTGGAATCCACCGATACGACCCTTATAACCTTCGAGCAAGGTAGCTGATACTACTACTGACCGTAGCTTGTTGATGAAGGCAGTTTTAGCTGCTAAAGTGTCTGTGAATACATCACTAGATACAAGCTTCTTCGCTAGAGCAGTATCAAATATCAACTTGTCTGCTGCAATCGAATTTGAGCGAATGATGTCAGTGTTCAATGTTCCAATCCGTGCATCGCCCACAAATAAACGCTTAAAATAACCGTCTATGGCAGTGATTTCATCAGCAAGCGTTCTACCTTTGAGTCTGACTTTATTAGCTTCAATCAAGATATTGTTTGCGTTAGTATTGATTTGTGAAGCAATAGCGCCAGCGTTAGTCAAGGTTTGGATAGCGTACGAGTCAGAAAGTTGAGTCACTTTCGATTGTGTGACTACATCTTGTGCCGATGTATCATCCTTGAATTCATTTGGAGGTGTTTCACCTCTAACAAGCGACACCTTACCAATAGCTACAGTACCGTTTTTCAACAACCAAATTTCAAGAGGAAATTCTCTTCCTTTGGTCGATGATTTCTGGACGGTCATCGTACCTGTGATGATTTGGGTACCAGTTTTTGTAAAAGTGACGCTATCAGATGCAAGACCACCGTCAGAGGCCCATAGCTCAATTCCTAGAGGTGCATCTGGCAATACATCAACCCAGACCTCCATGCGATAGCTAAGCTTCTCACCCTGTCTAAAAGTAGATGTAGTAAGAGGTAATGCGAATCCGTGATAGACTGCTTGAGTCTTACCAGTATTTGTAATCCGTAGCAACTTAGTGCCAGCTTGAACCTCAATGACATTCGCTTCAGCTTGCTTTTTGCCCCACTTACTGAAATTTGTTGGGTCGAATACAAGGTTATAACTACTTTCAGTGATTTTTTTGACTTCTGTCTGAAAGATTTGACTAGACATAACAAGCCTTGAAGCGTTATCTACTACACCTTGCTCAGTCGTACCTAAAATCCTCTCATATAGCTGACTTGTCTCTTTTACACGCTGAAAATCGTTCTGGTCAGCTTTACCACTTATTTGAGTAGAAATCGTAGTAAAACGACCATCCACGGTTTCTTTATATTCAGCTAACTTTTGTGTGACTTGTGCCCGTGTTGCTTCTACGTTGCGATAAGCTTCGTCAAATTGGCTCGGCTTGTATGGCCCAGTATTTGACCCACGAACCAATATAGGTTCTTTGAACTCAATCCAACCATTCTTAGCGAGGAAGATATAAAACGGATAGTTTTTATCTTCACCAAAAGCGAAATCCTCTTGCACTGTGAAAGTTTTTTGGAATTCTTGCCATTCGTTCAATGGTGGACGTTTCTCACCGATGTTAGACCATAAAAGAGTTTTATTCAATCCGTGGTTCTTTACGTTAAACACAAATGATACGTCTGGATATTCTCTAATACGATATTTAAATCCGAGCGTGTAGGTTTCATCTTTGTATATTTTCTTGACATAAATAGGAAGACTAAATCCTGACCAGTTATAACCAGTAAGCCCCTGTGCCTTGATTGTAAAGATACCATCATTAACAGAAATATCAGCTTTAGGATTGCTATTCCCGATAAGCGTATGCTTATTCATTGTCATAGAATTAACAATCAAGTTGTTATCATCAGTAACGTACTTACCGACTTCTGTTTGGAATTTTGGGTCGTTCATTACTAAACGTGAAGCATTCCTAGAAATGTCACTCTCTGAACTACCAAAAGTTCGTTCATAGAGTTGAGCTGTTTCTTTGACACGTTGAAAGTCTGCTTGATTGGCCTTACCAGCCATTTGACTAACAATATTAGCGAATCTTCCTTCTGTGTCTTGCTTGTATTCAGTAAGTTTGTCTTCTTGCCTGTTAACTCTAGCATCCATTGAAGCAAATGTGATTTGATTTTCACTAGCGATATGCTTTGCTTCATCTGCTAGTTCATATCCTGCTCTTACTTTGGCAAGTGCCTCTTCTGCTTTTTTCTTTGCTTCGTCGAATCCTTCTGGACTAAACTCGTGAAATCGTCTGTCTATTTCGTCTGATAGAGCCTTCTTATTCTCTTCAGCCTTAGCCTTTGCGAGTTCTATTTGTTCATTGAAATCTTGCTTGATTTGGTCAACCTTGGCATCAAATCCTTTATCAGCTTCTTCAATTTGGTTTTGAAGTTGTTTCTCGAACTCGCTGAATTGCTCGATTTTTTTAGTAATGGTACCAGCATATGAATACTGGGTATCATTTCCAGCTTTACTATCAGCGCTGATACGACTACGAAGCCCGCCTTTAAAATTGAAAGATTGGCTTAGTACAGGAGATTTGAACGTCTCTCCCTTGTTGGTTTTAATTGTGACCCACTGACCAACATCAAGTAACAGATGCCCTTGAAAATTCAAGCTGAATGGATAATATCTGATGTCCTTGATTTTGTGATAAAGGTTATCCAAAATCGATTGAGTCATAAACGGATTTTCAATCTCAAGTGAACGACCTGTGCGAGTTCCGACAGTCAGCCCTTCTTTTTCTTTCTTACAGGTTATCCCTGCAATCTGATACTCAACCTCACTTCTGGTCAAGCCGTGTAAGAAGTAATTGTCTGCGGTAATCACGATGCCTGAGTCGGTCAGCTCTTTGATTTCAAGTTTGCCTTCTCGATTAAAGAAACAAGACATTCCGAGCATTTGAGTAGCTAGACCCAATACATCTCTGAATGTCTTGTTTTTATCTTTAGGTTTCGTCTCGATCGCATAGTTCATGGAGGCGATGTCCATGTTCTCGTTTGCTAGTTCTACACCAGTTTTTAAGCAAATTTCTTTAACAACTTGTCTGATCTCTGCTGGGAAAGTCAAATCCGTGACATACTCACGGTTTAATTTGAACATCCCGTCCATTAAATCTAATGTAGTAGTGTTACGATTTCGGTCAATTTCAATATCATTGATAAAGTATTCGCCCATTTTAACCCATTCGTAGGTTCCGTCTACCAAAAGACCAATCTCTGGGTAAATCTTATCTAGCTTATTGAATGTCGTGATAATACTTGTAAACGTAATCTTACCGCTACCAGCACACGTTCCCCCAGGTTTGTAAGTGTCACCTTTGATATAGCCATAATCAAAGTTAGCTTCTTTGATATCACTCGATTGGTAGTTTCCTACTCTGATAGCAAGGGTACGGTTTTTAGCAAACATAGCTTCATTGAATTTCTGTCGTCTGAAAATATCCATGTTTTACCTACCTTTCTATCAGATTAAACTTAGCACCCGACCACGGTTTGAATTTCTCAGTAAATGAATAGCTTGGAGCCGTTCTATCGCCAACATAAAATGTTTTAGTTGTTTGTCCTGACATCGGGTCAGGATAGGACACCGTGAAGAATTCAGGTGATACAGCATTTAAAAGCTGACTCATTTCTCCTTGTGTCAGCATGCCCCACTCACAATCTAATTTACGTTTAACCGTGATACGGTCACGCACCATGTCTCCGTTTGCGTTACGCCCTGTTTCTCCGTCGATATCCTGAATACCGACCTGAAAAGATTTGGGAGGCTTAACAGCCACCCCATTGATTATCAATTGTGCCATTTTACCTCCCTTTAAATGTTAAGCAAGACTTGTCCTGCACGTTCCTGTTCTCTATTGATTTCTTGAATAGCCACACGGCCAAACTCATGACCGCCGATTTGAATGATGATGTCTCCGTCACCACTAAATCCTCCAGATTGTGGCAAGACACCACCTAGAGCGTTAACGACTGCACCACCTACAATACGACCCATAGTTTGCAAGAATCCAGTATTTTCTAGAGGCATAACAACCTCTTTACCAGCCTCACCAATCATGGCTACAGTAGGACTGTCAACGATACCACCGCGAGCTAGACGAGGGAGACTGACATAGCCAATGCCTCCAAGATGAACCCCTGGTATTTTATTTATTAGACCAATAACACCGTTGATCATACCAATGAAACCATTAACCACGTTCTCGATTGTTCCAAGCACTGCGTTAACTGCGCTTCTAAATGCTCCGCCTACTGCACTACCGACTGCTTGACCAGCTCCGACAAAGATATTCTTGACGGTAGACCAGACACCGCTAAAGAAGCTACCGATGTTGCTAAATGCGTTAACCACTGCATTATAAGCACTTGTGAAGATACTTCCAAACCAAGTGGCTACGTTAGCAAGTGCATTCGTGACGTCATTCCATCTCCCAGTAAACCAATTACCAAGACCGCTAAACACATTAGTCAAGCCAGTCCATGCCTTCTGGAACATGTCTGTAAACCATGCTCCAATGTTTGATAGAGCGTTAGTAACATCACTCCAACGTTCAGAGAACCAAGGACCTAGATTAGTAAAGATATTAACTACACCATCCCATGCCCCTTGAAATGTATTAGCGAACCATTCTCCAGCACCACCTAGAATGTTGGTAATTCCATCCCAAGCACCCTGGAACGTTGAAATAATTGAGTTCCAGATGTTCGTCAAAGTGTTAATAATTGAGTTCAGCAACACCTTGAAGATAGCTACCACGATTTCAAGTACACCGTTAAAGATACTAGAAAAACCTTCGATTATTTTGGTCATATCTCCATTGATGATGCCTGTTATCACGTCGATGATACCTTTTATGATATCAATAACACCAGATACAATGTCTGAAACTGTATCAAAGAATGTCTTTAAGTCATCCCCAATACGCTTAATTGAAGGTGCTAACTCATTAAGAATTCTCTCGATGATGAAAGTGATTAAAGGTTCAAGTTTGTCGTATACAGCTCTAATTAAGTCGAATAAGCTCCCTAGGTAATCTAGGAACTTTTCAACCGCTGGACCTATATGATTTTCAATCGTATCTGCAAACCCAGCACCTATTTCTTCTAAAATCGGCTGGATTTTTTCATTCCAAACCGTCGTGAACGTTTCGACGATAGATGATAACAAATCTCCAAATTTATCAAGTGTCGGCTTGACATGCTCGTCATAGACTTTATTAGCTTTTTCAAAGATGGACTTCATAGTGCTGGCCAGAGCTTCGACAACTGGCTCGGCAGCTTTGAGCAAACCAGTAAACATTTCTGTAATGTTTCCTTGGTTGCCAGTTATTACTTTTTCAATCTGTTTTACAACATCTCGAGTGTATTTAGATACAAGCTCAGTAACGCCCATAAAAGCGTATGTGAACGTAGAGATAAGCCCTGCTCCGATATTTGTAGCACTTACGCTCGTTATCGTATCGTAGAAGATTTGACCGATACTTTGCGCAATGTTTCCAATGCTTGCAACTATGTCTCCATTAATATCAAACATACGAATGAGCCATGACTTAATATCCCACTTAGTGTCATTTAAAGATTTATTCAGACTTTCAGCAAGAAATACCGCAATACCCATGATGACATTAGCTATCGCTCCAGCCGTCTGGCCTAGCGCAAATGCTAATTTTTCCCCGAAGCGAGCTGCAGCTTGCAAGACCGTCCCATCTTCAAAGATATCCTTGATAGATTTCCAGATACCACTCAAGGCATTTTTTAGTCTTTCAAGACTGTCCCATCTAAACGATAGTGAAAAACCTTGTTTAAATAAATCCCAGAGTTTCGCTAAGTAATCAAAAAGACCTTTTAACTTATCTCCAAGACCGTCAAAAATACTCTTGAACTGGTTATCCATATCGGTAAGAGCAACTTCAGGTAAGATGTCTTTGAAAGGTGCGCCACCGCCCCCTCCTTTTCCTTTCTTACCTTTGCCACCGCCACCACCTCTACCTTTGCCAGCACCGTCTCCGTCGTCAGGGTCGTCTTTTTTGTTTAAGAGATTGATCTCGTCAAATCCCATTAAACCTAGCAACTCTTTAACGGCTTTCTTGGCTGACTTGGCTGTGTCGTCCAAGTTATCAGCAATGCCACCTGAAGCATCGTCTGCATCATCCATGGCATCTGCAAGGTCACCAGCTCCGCCTGCTGCATCTTTCAAAGCGTCCCCAGCGCTACTTGCTGCACTAGCTACACCGCTATCTTTAACGGTCGCTTTCTTGTTAAATAGCAAGGCAATGAACTCTGCTAACTTGCCAGTAACATTCTTCAATACCATAGCAAAAGAGTTCAAGATTGGCATAATGGCATTGATAATTGGTAAGAAAGCATTACCAATATTGAGAGCTGAGTCTTTTAGCAATGATTTAAACAAGCTAATGCGCCCGTTTACTGATTGGGACAAGGTCGTTCCATATTTGGCGGTTGCCTGTTCCAGGATAGCCATAAGGCGAATTTGTTGTTGTGTTTGGTAATCAAGCTGGTCCCAGCTTTGCCCGTTTGCAAAACGTTTAAAGGCTTCTGTGGATTGGATCATAGCCACATTGACGTTGATTCCTAAATCCTCAATTGCTTCTGTGTTACCTAGTAGACCTGAACGAATACGCTCCATAACGTCCGTAATGCTACGTCCTGAACCTTCAGCAACAACTGCCGATGTCTGAAGCATCTTAGCAGTATAGGCGCTTAATTTCCCTGAATCTTTAATAAAACCAGAGAAAAGGTTAGAATAAACCGCACCGTAGTTAGTAGCCTCTCCTACGCTCATATTCATAGCGTCGGCGTTATCGTTAACCCATTTTAAGAATGTTTGCGAGCTCTCGCCCATTTGGCGTTTAATTTGGTTGATTGAAGCTGTAACCTCAAGAGCCATCTGTGTCGAATACATACCAACATCAAGCAACTTTTTGCCAAGATAAGCAAAACCCGCGAATTTAGCTAATTTACCAAAAACGCCTAGCATAGATCCTGACTGAGTTTTGATTTTGTTAGTTGACTCTTGCACCTTGCCAGATGCATCTTTGACCCTGTTCTCTACTTCTTTCATTTTGTTTTTGAAAGGCGCAATTTCAGCATCAATCATTACCTTGAGCTCATCAAGAGTAACTCCCATTTATTCTCCTTTCGTCTTAAATTTCCTGTTGTGACTTTCAGCAAACATGCGCATGCGTTCTTGGTGTAATCTCAACTCTTGAGCCAATCTCGCTTTTTCGACTTGTTCTCTCTCGTCCTGGAATAATTCAGGGGCATAGTCCCAAACCTCAAGCGGTTTAGCATCTTTCGAGAGTAACAAAGAAACATTATTAGCAATCATTTGTGAAAGCCTGTACGACTCAATAATTTTATCTTTTTGTTTTTGGATCCTAACACGGTTGTAACTTTCAATCAGGTCTCTGATTTCAAGTACCGTCAAATCCCAAAAAACGAGAGGCTCCCCCCCGATGTCTAAAAACATAGGGTAAAGCCTCTCAACCATTTCAGTTATAGAATTGACCGTAGTCTGTTCTACTCGACTACTTCCAGCTTGGGTTTCTTGGGAGCTTTCTTCTTGCTTTGTTTCTCCCGTGGCATAAAACCCGAAACTTGGAGTAATGGCAAGATAACATCCGCCATAAATGCCGCCTGGTCTCCACCATTATCGACATACTCGTCGTAAAGGTCAGATGTATCTTCAAATGAGATCCCGTGTTCAAATTTTTGAAGCGCACCGTGGGTCAAAAGTAACATGACCTTGAGAGGTGGCAGTGGGAACTCTTCGCCGTCTTCAGGCATAAACACTTTTAACAAGTTAGCCCCGATTTTTTCTTCAACTTTGGTACCTTGCAAGGAAGTAAGGCGGAGTTTTAACTCCTTGTCCTCGCTGACCTTCCATGTCGTATATGGTAGAGCCATTTAATTAACCTCCAATTCCGTCTGTAAATTCAAGTTCAGATTGCAATGCGATTTTAAGAGTAAACTCAATAACAGAGTTCACACCACCACCGCCAAGTTTGACAGATACTTGACCTTCAAATTGAACCTTAGTTTTATCTGGGTAAGTTTGTTCAAAGAAGAGTTTCTCCTTATCTTCCGCTGCCTTACGCAAAATACGGTAAGAAGAAGTTGTGCTTGAGTTATCATAAGCGAACTTGTACTCAAGCTCTCCTGCATCACCAATACCAAATTCGTATTTTTTAACCTTATCTGCAAGGGTAGTATTTTCAACCTTTTCAGGTTCGATACCGAATTCAGGTACTTCTTTAAGTCCTACAAGGTCGGTATAAGTTCCTTTAGTTTTTCCATAAGCGAGCTTAATTCCATTTGCTAACATCTATTAATTCTCCATTCTGTATTGATAAACCAATTGTGAGTTCAGGTCGACGATACCTTCGAATCGCATCAACTTGTGACGTAAGTGTGATGGATCTGGAACATCTTGACAGTCAGTTCTTCGCAATCCTAATGATGCAAAAATCTTATTAATTTCAACTGCTAGATTGCTAGTGCTATCTTTGTCGAATATATCAACCTTGTAGCGGATATTCGACTTCCTTTCTGCATCATCGAACCATTCCCCTGGTTTGTTTTGTTCTTCCAAAAAAATGACGACTGGGAAGTTCTCCCAATCGTCTGGATAAGTATCGGTCACATTATCTGCGACCTTCTGCAATTCTTTGTAAATTACGGGTTTAATATTAATCATTATATCTGCTCCTTTATCTTCCTACTAACGTATTTAGAGATGTTGTTTGATACACGTTCCTGGTTATCCTTCAAAGCAGGGTACAAGTAAGGTTGTGCAGGTTGACCGTACATCTTGTAGAACTCCCCCATTTTTTGGAAGTGATACTTCCCTACGTCAATCTGGTCTTCATGAACATACCATGGACTAGAACGATAGGACACGTTCACGTCTGGAGAAATCCCAGCGTGACTAGCCTGACCTTTTGGTCCAGTTCCAAGCTCGACATAAGTAGCGTGGTCAAGGTTTGTAAAAACCTCTCCAAAAACTCGGTCGCCCTCGACTTTAACCCTTACTTTAATACTGTTTCTTAGCTCGCCCTCATTCGCTGGCGCTCTAAGTTTAGCATCTGCCTGAACAATGGTCTTAGATGCATGTAAGACAGCTTGTCTAGTAATATCGGTCGCTTTTACACCGTACAATTTACGGCATTTAGCAATTAAGCTATCTGCTCCGATTAATTCTGACACGTTCTAACTCCAGTACTTGATGTTGGCTATACACTTTCTTAGAAATAACCCGATGCGTGACTTCTGTCTCGCTATCGATACAAACACCATCTTTGACATTGATGTTTGCATCCTTGCTCGCATTTGCGTTCAAGATATCGTTCAAGCGTTCGCCATAGATTTCAGATTGTAGGTTACTACTAGCTGGCCACAATTCCAAGCGTACCCCTTCAACCTCGTCCGTGTATCCTTCTTTAGCAATTCCCTCATCTGTCACGGTCTTCTTAAACCGCTTCATAGGATATAGCTTCAGTCTACTCTTTTTCAAAAACATGACCTGCCACCCTTGCTAAGCGATGCATCCGAATACGCTGTAAAACGCCCGTAGACAATCCGTTTTCTCCGTAGGTTACAGATATGCCACCTTCACTTCTTGATTGTTCTCCCTCGCTTCCTGAACGGTTGTAGAGCTCGATTACAAGCTCTGGGATAAGTCTTTCAAGCGCAGGCGTGAGATTGTCTCGGTTAGTTTCTGATAAAATGATATTTTCTGCCCGTAAAATCAAAGACGAGAGGACTGCTTCGTCACTCTCGCCTGTCAACATTTTTAGTTTCCCAAGTTCCATAAGACCTCCTAATCTAAAGGAGTCGTCTCGTCTCCTTGTGCTTCGGTTTCTTCTTCGTCAATGATTTCAACTGCATCTGCGATATCAACCGAGAACCCTTCTTTGAGATTGTGAGACAGTTCGTCAAAGCGCTCTTCTGTTATCTCAAAGACTTCGTTCTCTTGTCGAACCACTTGTGCTTGCCAATCATTGAACGCTTGCTTGACTCTGACTTTCATGGGTCAGACCTCGTTATTTAGCCTTCCAGTTAGCTGAGTCAGAATCTGGTTTGTCGGTTGAGCCAGTGATGTCTTTGATAGCAACATAGACTTTATCTTCATGAGTCACTGTGTCGCCTTTTTTGTAATCTGAACCAGACTTCCATGCTTTCGCACGATTCACTGTCTTACCTTGAGCTGACTCTTTAGCAGCAGGTTTAGTATCTGCAATTGTGATGATGTATTTTTGGAAATGTTCAAGAACATAAGCTCCAGTGTAGAGCAATTGCTCTACCAATTCACCAAATCGACCAGGCACGTTGTCGTTATACTTAGTGTTGTCAATCTGAATTGGAGATGTCACAACACCAGGTGCTGCTGCAAGGGCTTTTACATCTGGCAAGAATTTAGAAGGTACTTTGTAGACTGTGTAGTCATCCAATTCACCAACATATCCTTTACCAAGAACTTTTTTGTCTGCGTCACCTTGTGGTAAGCGTACGATTTCAGATTTGATAGCCTTGTAGAAGCTTGGAGTGACAAAGAGCAAACGTTCTTTAGTAATTCCAAGTTCATCCAATTTCTCAGAGACATCAAGAACTGCATTGTAAGCGTTGTTTGCGCCTGCTGTGTTACCCATAACAACATTTTCGCTTACATTACCAAGTACTGCATCAAAACGAAGCTTATCAAGGTATGGAGCGACTACTTCAGCAGCTTGACGAGCGATTACATATTCGATGTTGACTTGACCGTTTGAGTCACGTTCGTCCAACTGGTCAACAAAACGGCCCCAGTATTTTTCTTCTTCAAGAGTGTAGACTTTTTCTTCAACTTCAACGTGGTCGAAATCATTGTCTTGATTACGTTTGTAGTCTTTGAGATCAGTTGTGTTGCCTGTTGCGACAGTGAATGAGCGACCGTTAAGAGTCACTGCTTCGTTTGGTGTCAAGAGTGGTGTTGCGTATGAATTTACTGCAAGTACATCTTCAATAATTCCAAGATGACGCTTGCGTGATTCTGCTGTGTTAATTGATTCAAATGCCATTTATATTTACCTCATCTTTTTATTTTTTAGTGCAAAAAGTCTTTTTTCCATTTTTCTACAACTTCTTGCTGATTTGTTGGCGCAGTCTTGATTGGTGCGCTACCTTTCATGCGGTCAGATACACCTTTCTGGACTGCATCCTCCCACGTTTTTTGAATGCTTGCGACTGATTCGGTCACAGCTTCAGCGTTCGATAAATCAACCACGGCTACTAATTCAACTGGTAAGCCACGTTCACTTAGCATTGCCTTAGCTTCTGCGGTCAATTCTTTACGTGCAATCGCCTGTTCACGGTTGGCTAGTTCTTGCTCACGCTGTTCTAACTGATATTTTTGTTTCTCGTCAGCGTTCATTTTGGCAAGTTTCTTAGCTTCGTTTTCCTTGGCTTCTTGCTCTGATTTCCACTTAGCAAACTTCTTATCGATGATGGCATCGACTTCTGCATCTGTGTACTTCTTCTCGTCTTGCGGTTGGGTTTCGATAGTAGGTTCTGCAGGTACCTTTTGTTCTTCAACCGTTTCGACTGTTTGTGTTTCTTCGTTCATTACGAACCTCCTATTTTTAAAGTCGTCCCCGACTGTATAATTCCATGGCTTTTAGTGTCGTCAATGCTCGGACAAAGCGCACCAGCGGACTCGAACCGCTCGCCAGATTTAAAGACTCGAACTTTATTAACCCGTAAGATAGAATCGAACTATCTCCCCTTCGTGCGCATATAAAAAACCGCATCAATTCTGATACGGTTAAGTAACGATATTAAGCAGCAGTCTATTCCTGCCAGTCAAGATGTCGGATCACCTACTTTCTTTTCTTAAGCTCTTTGTTTAAGTTTTTCATAAACAAAAAGATAAAAGATACAAGTGGTAGAAATATCAACCACCCCAGGGCAATCAACACCCACTCCCAAATAAACATATTTTTACTCCTTTCTATGCACGAAAAAAGCACTTAGATTTCTCTAGGTGCTTTTGATTATTAATAAGCAAATTCAAGTTTTGGTTTTATATCTTGATAAAGTTTTAAGATTTCAGAAGGAGTGTCCTCACGGAAAATAAATTGTTTCTTTCCTGAAATAGTTTTATCGCCGACAATCCAGTGGCGGATTTGTTTTGTAAAAATCAAAACTTCTTTGCTAGGCATAGCCATTACTTCCATGATAGAACCTCCTTGACTTTATTTAATAGATTTGTGTCTGTAACCTTATCTCCCAATACCCCAACTTCAGCAACTAACTCATTAACGTTATCGTTGTAAAACGCAATAGCTGCATTATCGCTAATACTATAAAGATAATTATAGTCATGTTTCAATTGTTCCTTGACATATGACACTAATGGGGAATTTAATTCAGACATTGCTTGTTCGACACTATTATACCGCTTTTTGTTGGCTTTGTAAAATGCTTTAGCAGAATCCCAATGTTTTTTATGAGTCAACTCATGAATAAGCGCATCTCTGATATTTTTTGAAGCAAAAAATCCATCCGATAAAATTTCTTTGAACTCTTTTTCAGAATGGAAATCATCACTTATAAACAAAGTGTCTTGTTTATAATCATACCCCGCTAAACCAGGAAGTCTCGATTTTTTCAAAAATACAACAGTTGGTTTCTTATAATAGTCCAGTTCTTGAAAAATAGTATTAACATTTAAAACCGAATCTCGTATTTTCTTTGTGTCATCTTGTACCCAAAAATCAAAATCCGTTCCAGCCAATTTCTTTGTTTTGACTCTAATATCATTCCCAACTACAAATGAGCGTTGCTTAGCCATTAAGTCCATTGCAAACATATCCTGATTATAACTCTTTCCTCTGTCTTTTGCAACGTATTTATCATACCACTCTTTATAACTCATATCAGCAGGCACGTACTCGACCTTTCCTGTTTCAGGATTTCTAGCCCTGCGTTCAAGCTTGCTGTAGTCGATATCATCATCGTGTGCGATAGTCGTAGACCTACACCACGGATGCAAGGGTGGATAGTTCACACCAGGCTCAGCCTTGTCTGTATCATATACTTTATTATCATGTTCTTGGCAAATATGTGACGTGCGTTTATCCAACACTGCTATGAAGCGATACTTTGTGATTTCAGCATCTTCATAGCTAAGCAGTTCCATTTGATTATGAAAGAACGCTGACTCCGTCCTAACCAAGCGCCTAGCTTTATTTTGACCAACCTCAAAACGTTCAGCGATTGCTTGAGCCGTAGCTCTCGTACTCCGTCCAGTCATGAGGCTTACTAAAAGCTCGTCTTTCACGCTTGAAGCAAGCGCCCCAGTATTTGACCATATTCTGTCTGAATAGGCCTCTCCTGTCCACTTTAGACCTTGTAGACGTTTGATTTCTGTTTCGGGTAAGTGGGAGAAGCTATAAGCAAGTCCTGTCTGCTGCTGCAAGTCAAAAGTAGCCTTGTAGTAGCTATCTTTCATTAAGTCGCTATAAAAAGCATCTGAACCCTTCTTCTCAGAATGATAGATAGACTCACGCATACGGTCTAAATCGTCGTTCAAACGTTTTAAACGTTTCATGCGATAAGCATAAGCTGGACTGTCTAAATCAGCAAGCAAGCGTTGAATATTCGGATCATTCGGTCGAGCTTCAAGAACCTTGCGAAGTTCATTCAGGTCTTTTTGGTCTTTCATGTTCTTTAAAACATGACGAGCATCACGCTCACTCAAACCGTAATCACGCTGGAACTTATCAAAAACCTTGTTGATTTGTTTATCTAGATAGGCTTTTGATTGCTTGTAAATCTCATCAAACTTATCCGCTTGCTTCTCGGCCTTATCCATCTGCTCATAGATGAGATTAGCTTTCCTCTTGGTCCAATAGTCTTGGTTCTTCATCCGTCACCTCTTCGTCTGGCTTCGTGTTTGCCTGATTAAAGAATGGCACACGTTCCATATTCTTTTCTTTTTCTTCCTCAAGGTCTTCCAATTCAGCATCAGGATCTTCAACGAATGGCAAGAGAGAAATAAGTTGACGAAGTGACACCTTACCTTCAAGATTATTGATAACCTGTGATAATTCAAGTAAGTTCTTAGGCAATCCACGGCTAAACTGTGGCACAATTGAATGTGCTTCAAGTGCAATCTGCTGCATGCCCAAGTAATGTGCGAAGATACTAATCCGTTGACGAATGCCTCGTTTGTAATTCGCTTCTTTGGTCTTAGTAATCATCTCAAGACCTAGCAGCTTAAATTCCATTGCTACGCCCGAGCTATTGCCTGCGAAGTTCTCATCTGTCAAATTCGGCACATGACTGAATGTGTAGATGTCTTCCTTCAAAGCCTTACGCAAAATTTCAGTAGCATTCTCGTCCAGAGCATTCTTCAAGAAATCAGCCTTGGCATCTGTTGGTAATTCCAAAAGACCTTCTTCAGAGAGAATATTCATCGCTTCTCTAGCATCTTCCAGATTATCAGCCAATTGTGCACCGTACAATACGAGAATAGACTCGACTGCTTGCTCTTTGTCATTGACACGATTACCCATTAACGAGTTGTAAGCATCGATCAAGCTGATTTGTTGCTCGTAATCACCAATTGCAAAATGATTGTTTCGGTATTCGATAATCGGGACCTGACCAAGATTATGCGGTTCTACTTGCTCGCGCTGTGTTGTTCCTGTGCTTGAATCACGCAACACAATGTGATAGTGCAAGTTTTGAGTGAAGACTTCAGCTTGATACTTAGTCGCATCTTTCGTGTCGTCCTTGATTTCGTAGTAGTAAACCGCGAAAAGAACCTTGCGTTCGATACTGTCATCATAAACCAGGAATACATTCTCAGGATCCACACTAGTTGAATCAAGTTCAGTCAGACCTTCTTTTGCATAGATGTACTCGTAAGCACGTCCATAGATAGACATATTCAATGCATTCTGCGCGTCTACCAGGTCAATCTCAGCACCGTCGAATGCCACTAACAATGATTCGATATCGCCATCCGCAGTATTGTTGTACTTAACAGCGTTGCCCATGAAGTAACCTGTGGCAGTGTCCGAAATATCTTTTGCATGATTTGCTACTGTTTTAAAGTTTGGAGCATTCTTGTTTCGTCGCTCATATTTTAAAATAGCATGTTCGCCCATGTAGTAGTTTTTAAGTTTCTTCAAACGCTGGCGTTCTTGCGTATGTTTCTGGATCAGCTTGTAAATCAATTCCTTGTTCAAAGCTGTTTCGTCATATCCCTCTCTCGGATAAGTTAAAATCTGATACATTTAATTCCTTTCTATAAGCCAAACTCTGACCGTCTGCGGACAGTGGCTTTGACACCTTCAATACATTGAAGGCTATATCGTAGCGCGTCCATCAAGTGATTGTTCTTATCTTCTGGCTTGTTCAACCAATTACCTTCTTTGTCTCGTTGGTAACAATAACTGTAAAATTCATCCATGATATGTTCACAACTCGGATGCACATAAATAGCGTATCCTTGCAATTTGGATACGCCAGCCATAATACTATCCTTACCTTTCCTACTCTCTTTGATTCTAGATATACCGTGTTCTGACCTTAATTCTTCAATCAGTCGAGACTCTGCGCTATCTGCGATGATTGTAGAACGATGATACCCTTTGTCCTTTATCATCTTAGCAACCTCTTTAGTTATCAGACCAACCTTATACGCTTCGTCAAAGATGTGTATCTCTTTTGTCGTATCGTTTATAAGAGAGCAACACAAAGCAGTTGGATCGTGAGTAAAACCAAAGTCAAGACCGATACATAATTTGTTATCAGGGTTTTGAAGAAGCTCATCTTTGTCAAAATCTTTGACAGTCACGTTGTTGTAGATTAAACCTTCAGCCACACCCCACTCGCCGTCGCAAACAATTCTCGCACGCCTTGGATTTGTGTGATATAGGTCCTCATAACGCTTGATATCGACTTCATCTAGCCACTCATTGCATCGATAGGTAGTCGTCATCGAAAGTGTGTCAGACCGTCGCGTTTCTTCGTCAAAAAAGACACGTTTGAGCCAGTGCCTCTCATTCCACGGGTTAAACGTGACCGTGATTTGCTTAAAGAAATCAGGCACGTCTAAGCTACCACGAATAGACTCGACTACTGTACTGAATTTATCTTCAGTCTCGATTTGATACGCTTCCTCGAACCATGCCCAGCAAAGAATGCCGACATCGACCGTGATAGATGTGATTTTAAGTTCATCATCTAAACCACGAAAGAGAATCTTCTGCCCTGTCTCTTTGACTGTTATTTCAGGCAACGACTCATTGAATTTAAACTTATGAGCGACTTTCAGTTGGTTAGCTGCCCACTTGAAATCCGTGTAAGTCGATTGCTTGTTCGTGTTTGAGTATCTACGAATAACAAGTAAATTCGCCCAGGGATATTTCAAAATGCGGGTAACATAGTTCAAAGCAGTCGTCTTTGACTTCTTCGAACCACGGGAGCCCTTTACAACTCGATAAAGATTTCTCGAGCGCCAAAACTGACCATATCCGGCCCCTACCATCTTCGGTAAGTCCACGACAATATCATTCTGTTTAATCTGGTATGTCTGACTCATTCGCAAACACCACCGTTCCAGAAACGTCAGCCTCTACTTTATCAGTCCACATCTTATATCGTTTACCTAACAATTCCAAAGCTTTATTTCTATCGCTATTCTTCGTCGGATATTCGACAAGTTGAGGAATTTCGTTGTAGACTTTAACAGACTTACCACTCACAGGGTCTAGTTTTAATTCGGCAACCTTAGTCGTGACTACTGTGGTTTCCATGGCTTGACCAGAAGCAATCTCTGACAGCATCAAAAGAATTTGTTTTTGCGTCAAGATTTTTTCATCTTGGAGTTCTTCCATTCGTTTTTGAATGTAATCAGAAATGTCAGCTTTTGTCAACAGACGCTGTCCTTGGCTTCTAGCAGTCTTTTCACTATACCCTGCCTTAATAGCAGCATCTGTCGCATTTGCGCTGATGATGTACTCATCAGCGAATCTTTGTTGTTTTAAAGTCAATTTAGTGATTTTCCATCACCTCCACTTCTTGAAAAATCAAAAAGCCACTCAATGAGTGACTTAACGAGAGGCGACTACTTACCTCTATCAGAACCAATAGTATATTGTTACCTTTGCTTTTTTATTTTGTTGTAGTCATTAAGGCGACGCTCGGAATCGAACCGAGATACAAAAAGTTTGCATAGCTTACAATTTTAAAATTAAAGAGATTATAGAACCTTCCGTCGCCATAAAGGGCATTGTGCCCTTCAGTGAAAAATATATATAGGAGCCTATCAGCCTCTTGCTGACAATATCATAATAACACTTTAAAGTTTCACTTTAGTTCACTTTGTTCACATTTTTTGATAAATTCCCAAAGGCTGACTTCCTAATTTTTTGAATAGCGCCTCGGCTATATCTTAGCTTAGCCTCAACTTCGTTCCAGGTCATCCCGTCGATGTAAAACAATCGCATTACGATGTTCTCCACCGGATCGTCTAGCGACTCGATAGCTTGAATGAGTTCTTCACGTTCTTTATACAGATCTTGAATTTCCCGATAGAGTTGTTCTGACTTATCGATGATCAGCACGTTTAATTCTTCAGACTGGTTTTTATTATTTTTTGATTTCGGCATATTATCAAATTGCTGGCCTCGTAAAATACCCGACTTCAAACTGATGATTTCCTGGTGTTTTGACTTCACTTTGATATCAATATATTGCAAGGCCTTTAATCGCTGCTTAATATTGATTGTCATTTATCCTCCTCGTAAAATTCAATCTTTGCAAAGTTTTTGGGATTTATTGTGATGATAGTTTCAGTAGGCTCAATCTGCTGTAATTGCATAAAACTGATATTCCCATAATCTAGGTTTTCAAGACAAACTTTTATCTGTTTCATACTTTCTTTTACCTTGATTTCTTCTTCAAAGTAAGGATTTTTTAATACTATCTTTGTCATCACTCCACCTCCAAGAGCTCTGGATTTTCGTAGATGTTCCCAATAACTTTGTAATAATACGGTAGGAATCTCTTTGCGATGTCAATCCGATAGGTACGACTTAGACCGTCACCATACCAGCGCCCATTGTCTTTATCATACTTGACAATAAAGGTATAGTCTGTCTGTATCTGATGATGTAAGATATCCCCCTCAAAGATTTCCTTACCATTCTTATCTTTGAGTCCTGTTGATTGCATGAGGTGAATGTCATTATTTACTATCCAGTCACCAGCAACTGAATCCTCATCAATAATCCAGATATTGCCATCACCGACCATCACTTCGTCTGGTTGATACATGCGACTCAATGAGCCACTATCATACGCTCTAAATTTTGGTATCATCTTGCACCTCCCATAAAATTATTAACAAAATTCTGCTGTTCTGTGTCAATCAGTTTATATTTATGATTTATCAAAGGATTCATGGTATCATTTACCAAATCATGTTTCAAAATAACTCCATTTATTCTTGAACCTCTACCATGAGTTATTTTTATTTTTATATCATGTCCGTTTGCGATATGTTCAAGGTCGTTTTTAGATAAGAAAATTTCAAATGTCGCCACTACTCCACCTCCTCAAGTTCAATTCCTGGGCAATCGAGCACCCAAGAAAAATCGGAATATTCTAGTTCCTGTCGTGTAAATGTTTTATTTTTTTTATTATTGTCAAAAAAATGAAATCCAACTTCTGTTTCATTTAGATAATCATCTGTATTTTTTACCTTAACTTTGTATTTTGGTTCTTTCTCGGCCTCGTAGTCAAAAAGCCAAGCTCTAGCAAATATTTCTTGGTTTTTTCTGTCATTAAGCCATTTCTTCACTACTTTGCCATTCTTAGCATAGAGATGAATAGTAGTACTATCAAGTGCAGAACGCAAACTAAAATCTTTTAAAAGTTGGCATTCGAAAATCCAGTCTTCTATGAATTCTGGGACTCTGACTTTCTCACGTTCAACCATTCCCTCAAGTTTTCCTTGCTCGTAGCCATCACGATATTTCATTGAACCGTAGTCACCCCCTAGTTCTTTAAGAATGTCATTAAGCCATCTTGTCTGGGTTGTTGGATCAAACCCTCTAATTCGACCAACAACATCTTTTAATTTGAACGGCAACGGTTCTGGTTCGTCCAAAGACCGTAAGTCTTTCAAAACCAAATCAACAGAGGTCAGTCTTTTCTTGTTAGCTTTCATTTTTTCGTACTGATTGATTAATTTTTCTTTATTCATTCTGTTACCTCCTCGATCTCAATCCCTTCACAATCAAACACCCAGCCAAAACCAGCTTCTTCTAATTGTTTTCGGGTGAATTTAGTTCTAAACAGATACCACTCACCGCACCAAAATATTTTTTCATCTTTTTCGCACAATATCTGAGCATGGTTTTTGTGATTTCTAGCTCTTGGCATAAAGATACGATACCGCTTCTCTTTCTCGACCTCGTAGCCGTCAAGCCATGCACGGGCGAAAGCGTCTCTATTCGCATTAACCCAGATTCTTATAGTTTCTCCTGCAATGCTTTCTTTTAAAATGTAATACATAACACGATACACATCATCACTTGATACTATTTCTTCATGGAATCTTGAAGAATTTCTGAATTTAAAACCATTTCTTTTTACATTGGCAATCCAATCCGCCACGGACTGTGGAACTTTGACTTTTTCGGGTTCGTCTAGTTGTTCCAAGTCTTTTAAAATTGACTGACAAACTACAAGCGCTCCAATATCAAACGTTCCATTCT